CCGGAAGGTGCCAGTCTGCCTAGAGGGCAGTTCTAGGCTGTGACGTCTCTCCACGTCCACTCCTGTTGCCAGGGATGGACATGAGTATATGAGAGGCGCCACATCCCTGAGTCCTTCACGACTTCATACTCCCAACCTTTCGGATGGGAGTTGGAGAAACGTGAATGTCTCAGTTTGTAGGCGAAGAGAGCGTCAGCTACTCGCGACCTACGGAGCCTCGGCGTGAAACGATAAACGCGGCAGTAATAACCGTGATTAACGTCAAAACGCCTAAGCCACCGAGGGTCAACAAGATAGCCGTCGTCTCCGGTGACAGATTGAGGGATAGCTGGGACACTTCCACTATAAACACTCCTTTCGTTGATATTAAAAACTCGACGAAGGAAGCGAATAGTGGTTGACCCAGGTCCATCAAATAAGCCACCGCCCTCGAGTGTTAACCACCTGTGAAGGCGATTATACAATCGAATGTTCTCCTGGAGATTTCCCGACAATTCTTTCTGATAGATAGGCGTTACATCGAATCCGCGGAAGTAGTGCTTTCCGCAGGACTCGAAGAAATCGCCATCCAAGAAAGTTTTGCTGAGATTGATATCAAAGCCGAAGTGGGACAGCAAGTAGACTAAGTCTACCGCGTTCTCACGAGGGACAATGATGTCATCTCCATAAACGCCGATATCACGAACGCGGCCCTCTTTACTTGCGACAAGGCCAAAAGCCAAACCGTAAAATAAGAGAGTTTCGAGTTCGAAGGTAAAGGCATTACCCATAGATGAAAACTTCTCTAAGATAATCTCAGAGCCGTTCATCATGGTCTTCTTGCACCGAAGTTGATCCAGGAAACTAGACCAATCCGGTGGAAGAAGGGAGAACACTGCCTCGATGGAGACCGTATCCGATGCCGACGCTAGATCAAGCGTCGACAAGGAATCATAGAACGCACGAAGTGCGAGTCTCTGATTACACTCTTGAGAATCAAGTCGGATCCCATGACGAGCTAACCTGTGTCGCAGATAGATACCTACGCCGCGCTGGAGAAATATATTTCCTGCGGGCTCGGCAGCTATGCTCCGATCAGTTTTAGCTGTTTTAGGGACAGTGAGGAATCTGTTGCTGTCACGTATCTTATATGCATTAAGAAGAGAGCAAGGTCCATCTGGGTATGAACCAAGAAACAGTTCAGTCCAAACAGGATCGCTCTCAATTATAGCACGTAAGTATGGCAGCGCAGACCGCGTCACTGATATTGGTCTGGACATTTTTTCACTCATGGGCGTGCCGAATTTAGTATCGGCAGTCGCCCCTTGAGTCCACTCGCACAGGTCAAGACATGAAGGGATATCTAATGGTCCGAGAATCTGCGCAATTTTTCTTTGAGCATGCCAAATGGCATTCCCAAATTCAGTCTCAGAAAAGTTTTGAGACCGACTTGCGCGGAGTCGAGCATTAGTAAGCCTACAAGTCTTCTCAGCAGCTGACCAGCTGCTGATAGCTACGGCTTTCGTATCAATACGAAATACGTCCGCCCAACCCTTCCATTTAGAAAGGAATTTAGACAGCATATAATCGTTACGAAAATCGTGAGCAGACCGGTAATCCCTCGGATCTATCGATACGTCAAGTATCGACGGATCACGTTGTTCGATTTTATCAAGCAACGATCGAGAGAACGGACTATCAATACGTTTGCAGAGAAGCATCAACGATGTCATCTCAGGATTCTTGTGAACCTGCATAGTATCTCCTGGTTGTTGTTAAGGATTGAGTATCAGAGAATTACCAAAGATACTCGAGATCTTCGACAACACTGCCAATTTGCGTATTCTGCAAGAGCAAAGGAAGCATCTTTCGGATGTTCTTCCGATCTTGTAGAGCTGAGCGTTCTGGACAAACGAATTCGACCAGACCGCGAACAGTGTACGCGATAGTTGGCGCCGGAGCAATACCGGTAACCGTTGAATTACTAACGGTCTCCAGTACTGGCTCATGCAGTTGAATCTTGGTTCTGTAATTACGACCAATAGAGTTCTGACCTGGTTGGGCGGCTGAAGGACGGTCAACTTTGACCGAAATTCGCCAGTTCCCAATAGCGTTAGAAGCACTTTGGTCTTCGAACCAATAAACGTCATTGGCGTCCTTACCGAGTGGTTTGAATGTGCGATTAACCGGCGTAGTTGCTGCGTCGGCTATCACAATGTTTGCTGCTTGAGGCATGTTTCTTGCCTTTCTTTTAAGGTTTTAGAAGCTGCGCCATTAAAGCTGCAGCACTTAGGAGCCTACTAGAACCCATGTTTACATGGAATCGAGGTAGGTTTGGAAGAGGATACGACCCAAGAACAGTGCGATTCATCCTCCGGACACTAAGCGAGCCAGAAGCGTTGTACGTATTCCTGTAGCCAAATTGGGAGAAACTCCCGTTGACTTTCAGGCCTGCGTCATACGCTAAAAGCTGCGTTTTGTATCCAGATTTGAATGCAATGTTATTGAGAAGAGCTGTCTCAGTTTCGCGAAGATAGGTTCCAACATCAATGAACCAATCAAACACGAAGCTGAAGGGTGTAAGTTCCCATGCGATAGAGACAGGATTTAATGACGTAAAGAACTGAACTCGGTTCTGATTGAGTAAATCAGCGTCGAGAATAATTCCATACTTCGTTAATCTGACTCCTTCGACGGGCTCCATCCAAGCTACCCGGTTGTTCTGAAAGTAAGAACCACCGGGCATCCTCTTGTCGAGGACCCGAACGGCCGAAGCCTCAAATGACTCGAGACGATTTTGTTCGTAACGAAGCATTTGCTCGGAGACGCCGTATATGTCCGAAACCAAAGGTTTCAAACCATACGTCCACTGCAACCAAACGTCCGCCGGAACGGTAAGAGGAGAAAAGTCAGCAGGGCGGTTACCCGCCTTAGCTGTCTTAACCCATTTCCGTAATGGCGAAACTAAGTTTGCTATCCCACGTGGAGAAAGAGATTGGATCATCAACCTTGTTTGCTTCACCTCAAAGAGGGAGACAGATAGGTCTAAAGATCCGCGCACTTTCTCATTCAGCTTAGCGAGAGCCTGGTTATCTAGCACCGATTGATTCGGAAACATAGATAGCGCAGGATCAGGCTCCTGAAACGAAGGAGCTGGCAGATAACCTTCAATTTTATCCACGAGCTGCCCGTTCGCTTCATAGATCTGATGGTACGTGCCTTTCGGCTTGTTCCACCGGACTGAAACATACGAGTGAGCTTTTGGAACGAAGGGTTTCGGCCGCTTACCTGAAGAAGTAACGAGATTAGAAAGCGAATCCTTATTCGAATCCAGGACCTGTTCGACTGTAGGCGTATTTGGAGCCCCCGAAAGGGTCCAAGTTTGCCGGTCGTACCGACCTGGCCGATTAATGTTCTTCGCTTGCATATGCCGTCCTTTCTAGAGGTTGGTGCTGTGGCAAGGAACCATCCCCGGAAGGGAAAGTTACCTGGTCGTCACAACCATCTTTAGGTTCTACTACATTTATGGAAACTAGTTCCACTAAAATCAGTAGAACTAAGGTGAGAGTTTCGATCATTTAACTTCCTTTCTGGAGGATGG